TTCGTCATCTAGTGCAAGATCGTCAATATTTGAGTCAGTCTTCCACATATTCATAATGTCGTCAAGTGTCATTTGTAGCAATAAGCCTTTCCATAATATTACTTTATAATAATAAAGCGGTCATATCTAAATGTTATATCTGTTTGTAGATATTCTACTCCAGTAGTTGTTGTATTAAACTCTACACCAGCTAGTGAAGTAGGAAACGCGTTTGTAAACTGTATCTGTTTGTTAGCATTATTATGGCTTGAAAGAATAGAAAGAATCATATCGTGCTTTTCAAGCTTTGTTTCATTATCCGTTATCCAATTATTTATCTCTGTATAATTTACCATAGATTCATCAATTGCTATCCGCAATGTGATAGGATCAAATGTTACTGTATCACCAGCAACATATCCAACTGCGTTTCTAAAATTAACCTGTGATTCTCCAAGATTAAGTGTTGGAAGAGAAAACTGCGTTACAAAGAATTCAGTATTCGCGAACTTTTCTCGATTAATAGTCAGTCGAAAACCATTCGGTGCCAAAAGGTTTAAATTTTCAGATAGATTGTTATTAGTAGCCATACTGTTATTTATATAAAAAAAGAGGCCCCATTAGGGGCCTCCTAGAACTCTAAGGTTAGATTAACCTTCAAAGTTGATGTCTGTAACTTGGAACTTACGGAAGTACTGGTTAGCATTACCAGACCCGATTCCGTCACCAACACCTACGAATGGGTGCTGTTGCAGACCATAACGAGTCTTGAATGCCATCTTCGGCTGGAATGAGTTTTCGTCTACCGCACGAACCATTGTCAACGGAACGTAAGGACAGTAGAATAGACCAGCGTCGAAGGGGTTAGTTCCTCTGTAACCAACAGTTACATAGTCCTGAGCAGCATACGGATCAACGTACACTTTCATACGACCGTTCAGAACACCTGCGAACGTGTTACCTGTGTCATCAACGTTCAAGTTAGTTGACATAGCAGGAGTGTAGTCCAAAGAACCAGATGCAGCCAGTGCTGATGCTACGTTAGAAGAACACATTACAAAGTTACCTTTGCCTCTACGAGTTTCCTGTGCAATCTTGTTAGCTTCAACTTCCAACTGGAATACCAGTGACTTGAACTTCTCTACCAACCAACGACCATCAGCGTCAGCAGTCAAAGAGAACTTACCTGATCCAGCTCCGCCAGACTCAGCAATGTTACCCAGACCAATCTTCGCTACGAAGTTGATTGAACGAATTACTTCGCGGTTAATCTCAGCCAAAATTTCAGCAGAGAGGATGTTAGCCAACTCAGACTCAGCGTCAAGACCATGAACTGCTTTCAAGTCCTGTGCCAATTCCATTGAGTATTCAGCTTTCAACTGACGAGTCTTCGCTGTAACGGTTGCTCTTTCAATAGAGAAACCAGCTTCAGGGAATGTCGTATCAGCTTCAGCAGTTGCTGTAGTAGCACCACCGGCCGGCTGATAATTTGGATCGTTATAATCATTACCAGTATTAGCTGTACGAGCAGGTGTGTCGTTAATCAACGGATTGTCAGATGATGGGGTTGACCCTTCTGACGTAAATGCAGTGTCTGCTTCGTTGAACAAGATTTCCGTTTGTGCCGGAGATGCGTTTCCGCTACCAGCTGGAATCTGTCTTGCTTTCAAAGCAAAGATCAAACCTGTCGGTGCTGTCATCGGCTGTACACCAGCCACGTCATACGCGATCAAGTTAGGCATTGCCCGTCTTACCATTGAGATCAAGATCGGATCAAATGACTGTCCCAATCCTGTAGCCGTTGTGCCCACACCTGTGCGACCACCACCGACTGTTGTTGTATCTTCCTGTAGTACGCCAGCTTGTGCCTTCAATTCTCTTTCAGTGTTTTCCAAGAGTTTTGCAGTCACCGCTCTGCGATACTGATCTTTAAAAGCCGGTGCACCCTCGTGATCGAGAACTGCTCCCCACTTTTTCATTTCGCTATCTGCGTTAAACATAATTGTTTTCCTTGTTGTTAGTTTTTATGAAGTGATAGAAACGTTTTTTTCCATACGAGAAAGAGCGTTTAGATAGTGAGCCATTCCAGCAGGAACGGTCTTCTCTACGTGTGCTTCTCCCTCAACTACTACCTCTACATCACCAGATGTTGAAGTAGATTCATTAACTTCCTCTGTTTCACCAAAGAAAGTGGCTTTAAGAGTTTTTACTTTTTCAGAGAAATCGTCTTCGGAGACGAATTCTGCTCCCTCAAGCATATTAACAAGCTTTTCAACTTGTGTAGAAGTCATGTCAGATGAATTTTCCCGAATGATCTTTTCCCGAAGCAAGTCTTCCAATTTTTCTTGCAAGTCTTCGTTATCAGATTCTACTTGTTCAAGCGATTCCTTAACGATTTGGTTTTCTTCGGTTAAGTCACTCACGAGATCACGCTTAGACTCTGGAACATCGATATAGTTCTCTACGAATAGAGTATGAAGTCCCTTCATAAAGTCTTCTGTGATTTCAGAACGAAGTTCAGCATCAACTGTTTCAGCATTTGCTTCAACCCAATCTTCAACTACATAAGTGAGGTAATCGTCAATCTTCTCTACGAGAGTTTCACGAACGTGCCCCAACTCTTCTTGTAGGTCGAGTTCATATTGAGCTTCCAGTGACTCTTTGATATCAGCAACTTTATTACTAATAGCTGCTTCAAAGATTACCTGTGCTTTGCCCTTGAAGTCTTCCGTCAAGTTAGAATCAGCCTGTACCAACAAATCAACTTCGGATTCAAGATCGAATGATTCATCCATCTTGCCCTTCTTGATGTCGTACATAGCTTTCATCATTTTACCATAGCTAGCTTGGAGTTTATGCTTTTTCATGTTTTTCAACATGCCGTAAGAAGCTGAAAGCATATCACCTTTTGTCTTACCCTTAGCGTCGTCTGCAGACTTTTTGATGGCTGAAACGGTAGCTGCAATAGCATCGTTTTCGTCATCTTCAACAGACTCGTGCTGAGCGGTCAACATATCAGCGATTGTATCAAGAGTCTGCTCTAATTGAGACTTCTTCATACCTTTCATTTCTTTATAAAGACGGTTCAGAGATTCAGCTTTGGTCTTAGGAGCTTCGTCCATTTCCTCTTCTTCATCATCCTCGTCTTCGTCTTCATCTTCTTCTTCGTTCTTCTTGTGCTTCATCTCTTTCTTAGAATGTTTAGCTTCTTCGATGACATCTTCTTCCTCAGTTTCAGTAGCCTCTTCGACTTCTTCTACTTCGTCTTCGTCATCTTCGTCGCCAACATCTTCAGCGATGACTTCTTCATCTTCTTCGGTGGACTCACCGAGCAAGACATTTAAGACTGCTTCATCAAGACTCTTATCTTCCTTTGAATCCTCTGTTGTTTCTGCAACAACTTCCGAATCCTCCACAAGAGTGTCTTCTTGAACATCTTCAATTACATCAGTATTCTGATCTGCCATTTTAATGTTACCTTCTTGTTTTTAGAGTTTCGAGAGGAAATCCGTGAAGATTCTTTCCTGTGCCTCAAAGAGACGCGAGGATGGAGTCGTCTGAATTTCAGTCTCATAATTTTCAATTTGTTGAGGTTTTAAGACGCCACTTTCATAAACCCATTCTACACCTTCCATGATGCCATCTACGAAGGCAGCAGGTGCTGAGGGGTCTTGAACAATGTCAACTGTGGAAAGCATATAATCATCTTTCACATACGTTTTGCCATCTTTTTGTTCAACAGTTCCCATACCACGACTAGAAACACCTAACTTTACACCACCATCAATTAGTCCCTTCACTATTTTTCCCATTGGTGTATCAAGTATCAGTGCTTTTCCAACAACATTATTACCTTCAAACTTAAGTTCGGTAATCTTGTGTGAAACTTTGTCCAAGTTAATCTGTGGGCCTTCAGGGTGATCTAGCTCACCAACTGCCCGACCAGTCTTAACTTGTTCCCTAACGTATTTAGCAGTAGCTTCTGCTAATACTTCTTTTGGATAAATTCTTTTGTTGCGGTTCATCTTTTCCGCTTGCATGAAAACACCTTCAATAAAGGCTTGCTTCTTACCGTCTTTTTCCTCGGTAAGATAATTTAAGTTTTCATCGTTATGTTCAGTTATTAGTCTCATTATTATCGCCTGTGTTAAAAATGTCTCCAGTAAGTTTAATCTTACGGATATCTCTTGCATCCTGCATCTTTGACGATATAGCATCATCAAATGCAGCCCGTGCACCATCTTTATCATTCTGTAACAATGAATTAAAAATTTGTGTTGCGTCACTCATGGTCTTACTCCTTATTTATAACATTTTTGTATTAGAGATCGTCTTCTTCTTCTTTTTCTATTTCACCTGATTTCAGTTCGTTTGCAATCTCTTTATTCATTCTTTCGATATCTTCTTCTGATTGTCTAAGTACATTCTGTCTTAACCATTTGACTGAATAGTACTTACCAACAAGATTCTCAAATTCGGACGCCATAGCTAGACGTTCTTTCATAATCTCATACTCTTTTAACTCAGAAAAGTAGTTGTCTTCAATAAAGTCAATGTTTATTGATTCTGCTATTTCAGGCCACTCTTTTCTTTCAATGATCCCCTTGAGAATCAGCTGAGCTCTCAGAGAGTCCATTATAATACCAGAAAACTGTTTTCTAAGCCGGTCAATAAATCTTTGGAATTTAACTTCGTCTCTTGATATTTCCGAAGCTCTACCAAATGTATATGAATCATCTTCTTGAAGACGGCTAACTGGTACGTTTAAAGACCTATAAAGTTTTTTCTGAAAGAACACAACATCTTCGATCTGGCCAAGGTTCTCACCACCTGATAGTGTAGTAATTTCTGTACCACGGCCACCTTCTCGTCTTGGAAGATAGAAGTCTTCTAACATACTCATGTGGCGTCTATCGTCAGTGACTTCACCTGTACTAGCATCGTAGATGAGTTTATTACGATATTTTGACACAACATTGTTTACATATTCTTCTGCTTTGTTCTTAGGTAAGTTACCTACATCAATATAAAAAATTCTTCTTTCGGGTGCTCTTGACACACGATAAACAACTAAAGAGTCTTCCATCATTCTTAACTGATTCACAAGTTTAATTGACTTATGAAGATGTGAAATGATTCTTTTACGTGCTGGGTCAGTAATACCAGAATTGGCTGTAACAATAGCTTCCTTAGCAATCTTTACACCACCAATCTTAGACGATGTACCAGCTTTTGAAGACTTATATTTTTCTGAATAAATGTAATACTCAGCTACAGTCTTTTCAATTTCGACTTTTGTTTTAGGATCGGTTTGTTTTTTGATTTCTCTTATACGTTGTAAAGCAAGTGGTTCAATTGGTCTTAGTTCAAGAATGCCTTTCTTTGGATTTTTATCATCAACAATCATGTGGAAGTAGATTCTTCCATCAACATACCAATCTCTAAACATATCATGAGCTCGTTTATTAAATTTTAACAGCTCAAGTACGGTATTAAATTCTCCTAAAATCTCTTTTTTGATATTATCAGCTAAATCTAATTCATCTAGGATTAGTTCAACAGGAGCTGATTTATCGTTTGATGCAATTGCACCATCAACAATATCTGAAATAGCCGCATCGCACTCTGGTTGTCTAGCTGCTTCACGATATTTAATAATCAAATCATTTTCTGAATCGGAGTGTGTTCCATCCAGATCGTACACTTGTCCGTAGTATCCGCCAACCGTAGTAGATACTGATATTCCACCTATTTCGGGATCGTAAGGAACAGGCGATATAATTTTGTCGGCCGACTTCTTGACCTTCTCTTTATCCCCAACCTTCTTAGTTATCTCGTACCCAAAAATTTCTGCCATACTATAAGTCCTTCATAAAAAGAGAGTATGGCCACCCGAAGGTGGCCTCTCTTTAAATATTTTTATTGTTATGATGTTACGTTAATCGCATCCCAATACTGGTAAGCAAATTCACAAGTAAACTCTTCAAGTGTATCGGTTGTCTCATAACTAAGTTCGATCGCACCTAAGTTTACAGGAAAAGCGCCACGAATGTTACACGCTTTTAAAACTTCATCATTTCTTCCAAGTTGTTCAACCAGAATGTCAGCCTGATAATCAACAGGATTTACAAGTCCTGTACCGTTGACATGCTCGTTAATACCATTCATCCATCTTTCAAATGAATCACGAACTTGGAACGAAGCTTCGTTTGTGATAGTAGCAGTCCAGTTTTCAAATGTACGATCACCCGCAATCTTCAACTGACGCCCTCTGAAAGGAACGTCAATTTGTGCGATTACTGATGATGGTAACTGAGCTGCTTTACACATGAACGATGTAAGTTCTGAATCTCCTGCAGCATAAGCAGGGAAGTTAATAGTACAACGGAACAAGTTCGGTCTTGCTCCACCGTTTACTAACTTTGATTTGAAGTCATCAATTTTAAATGTAGCCATTTTTTACTCCCCTATTATTTATACTGTTCCAACGATCTCTGAAAACTCAACGCCTGTTCTAGTAGCAATGAAGTTTAGAGTGATGAAGTTAATTGATCTTGCCGGCTTGATGAAGATATCAGCCACGAAACGATTAGAATCGATTACTTGTCCTGTGTTATTTGTTTCGTCACAAACAACCAAGAAGTCGGTAATACCTCTCCGTCCTTGAACATCTCTCAAGAAAGGTTCAACCAAGTTTCTAAATGCTGCTCTTGTGAACTCATCGTTCAACTCAAACAACTGGAACTTAGCTGCTGTAGCGATTGCTTTCTCAAGTGTAATGAACAATCTACGAACATTAATTCTATCGAACGCAGAAGGTTTAGCCTGTAGTGTCTTATCACCAAACAAGATTGTACCTTGGCCGGGGAATGTAACAATTGGGTTAATACCGTTCTTGTAGAGAGCATCTCTGTCAGCTTTCTTAGGATTGTAAGCCAGTTTGGTTACACCTCTCAACTGTCCACGATTGAATCCGCCAGGTGAGAACCAAGCTTCAGCAACTCTATCAGTATTAGCACAAAGACCAGCTAAGTGACCCTGTGTTCCGATGTAGATGAACTGATCGTTGTATTTGTCATAAACGTATGCTGATGTAGAACTAATAACACCGTATGAATCAATCGGAGTCAATGAGTTTTTATAATCTTGTACATTAGACAATGCATTACTTGCTGATTGAAGTTTAGTGTCAGCAATCGGAGGACTTATGAATCCAACAGCATCTTTTCTTGCAGTTGCTGTAGCAAGTACTTTATTAGCAATTGTATTATCACCGTTAGCGTCTGCGAGAGCAAAGAGTAAGTTTACGTCTTCTGTCTCTGGATCAGCTAAAAGATCGATACCACTTACTACGTCACCAGCTGTTACTGATGTCCCTTGGTCAACTCCACCAGCTAGTTCAAATTTACCAGTTGTAGAGGTAAGAGTCAAAACACCACTAATTGCTGAAGGAATATAAATCCACTCAGATGAATTATTGATTACGTTGACGTAATAGTTACTTGAACCGTCTGCGTCTTTACTAGTTGATACTGAATTGAGGAACGCCCACTTTTCTACTTCTGTTTCGGTTGTTCCATTTCCAGTAAATGCATCTTCGGTTGTGGTAATCATAATGTGTAATTCATTACCAGTCGGTGCTGCATCGAATTGGTCAGAAACTAGATTTGTTGTTCCGTTGAATACCAAGGAAGCCGCGTTAGCTGCATTTACGATGTACACTCTTGTAGAGTTACCTAGTTCTCCCGCGTAACGCGAGAATACATCACCAGATAAAGCACCTTTAATCGACTCAAAGTTGTCGTCATTCTTAATCAGTGTTGCAGTTGATGCTGCTGCCGCAGATATTGTAGGTAGAATGTTACTACCGGCATTAGTTGTGGCTGCTTGTCCCACTGTAGCAGGTGAGTCATTATCTAGTGGAAAGACCAGTGCGCCGTCACCAAACAGTTTAAAGTTAGGTGAATCGACTACACTATATCCTGAGCCACCAGCCAATACTGTAAAGGAATTAGCTGAGTAAATAAGATCAACTTGAAGTCCTGTACCGCTTGAACCTGATACGTCAGCTGAGGTTGCTGTTGTCGCAACACTCGTAAATTTTGTTGGTGTTTTAACTGTGAATAGGCTAGGACTGTTAGTTCCAGAATTAGCAAGTGCAGTTACTGAACCATCGCCATCAACAGTTGAAATTTTAATAGGAAGAACTTTTCCTTCACCCAAATCAACACCCACTACATCGTTGGCCGTATATCCAGAACCAGCTGATGCAATACTAAAACCGGCCGTTCCATCTCCTGTTTTTACTTCGTAGTTGGGTTCAACAGAAGCTCCAGAGCCATTGTCGGATGTGATTACAAACTCACCAATAAGAGTTGTTGGCGAATTAACACCAGCAAGTACTGTTGTCGATACAGGTGAGTCACTAGTGAATGCTAATGAAGTAAGACTTGCACCTACCCCTCCAGCTACGGAGTTTTTGAGTGTGTCGTCTGTAGTTCTAACTACCTTTAATGCGTTTCCATACTTTAAGAAAGAAGCTGCTGTGAAGAAGCTTTCATTAGTAGGAGCAACATTTTTAGGTTTACCAAACTGGTTAGCCAGTTCGGTCTCGGAGCCAATTAACGTAATGTCTTCAATTGGGCCCCATCTGAATGGGCCTGCATAACCACCAATTGAGGTAGAAACTGCTGGAACCACATTCGTCAAGTCGATTTCTTTTACCTCGACTCCTGCAGATACTTGGAATGCCATATTGTTTTCCTTTGGTTAAATAATAAGATTAATCATAATAAGTCTCTATCTCAATAACACCTCTATTTATAAATAGTAAGTATTAGAGGTTTCTAAACTCACGCTGTGCTTGGGCCAGATCGTCATAAACTGTAAACCCTCTTGCTCTGTCTTCTTGAATTATACCTATCGGTGCTAGGTCTTCCTCTGCTTCTTGAATCGAGTGATTGAATAACATCTGTTTTAAATCTTTAGTAGCAATATTTCCAAATGCTTCGGAGGAAACAAACCATGAGAATAAAACTAAATTCATAACTAAGTCATCGTGATTACCCTGACTTGCCTGGTAGCTCGAGCCTCTTACTTCAAAGGTTGACAGCTCAGAGATTGTATCATTGTCAATTACAATTAACTTATTCATTTCTATTAAGTCTTTTAAATTTGAGCAACCTATTCGTTTAATCTTCTTCGTCATCGTAACTCCAATTCCAGAAGATTTTACAGTTGATTCTACAAAAAGGTTTTCATACTCATACTCATAGTAAATAGCATTACATACAACTTGGCCAACATCGTTACTTTCTACGAGTATAAGAGCATCATTATATTCCTTTGCAACTGATACAACAATATCTGGTAAGATCAACGGCGAGATAATATTATCCCGATACGTTGCAACTTGAAAGTATCCGTTTTCTGTTATCTTAACCACATTAAATGTTGAATAGTCTTGTCCTCTCCCCTTTGAGACATCGACCGTCATTATATACGTTTCGTCTTTGATAGGATTTTCGTAATAACAGACACCCTTTGTACTTTTTCTTGATGGTGATCGTGCTTGTAAACCAAGGATAGCATTTGAAGATATTAGAGTATTAGACGTACCAATAAAGTTATTGCCAAACTCCTGTTCAAACTGGAGCTCAGAAGTATTAGCAATTGTCATCCTCTTCCACTCTTCGTCGCGGCCTGGCACGTCCCACCAGTCAACACGAAATGCTTTGAAGTCATTGAGTCCTTGTACTGCACCTTCGTATATTTTATAGTACAGGTTTCCTACACCGTTGGCTGTAGATGTAATAATCACTTTCGTTTCTGTACCCGCGGTAATTACAGGATAGGTAGAAGTATAAAACTCATTAGCATTTTCAACGAAAGCAAACTCGTCAAGGAAAAGTAAGTTGACAGACAAACCACGAATAGAAGATGCGGATGTTGCAGCTGCAAGAATCTTTGAGTTGTTTGAGAAACCAATAGAACCTTTATTTAACTCTCTACATCCTGGCTGTAAAAACCAAGGTAAGTGTTCAAGGGCAAGAGTAATACGGGCTAACAGTGACCGTGCAGTAGCACCTTTGTTGGCTAATACTGCAACTGTCTTGTCTGGATGAAAACATACATACCAAAGAATGTAGATAATCGAACTAATAGATTTACCACTTTGGCGACAAGCAAGCACAATAGAGAACCGATTGTCGTTAAAGTGCTGGAACATATCTCTCTGATAGTCATAGGGCGTAAACTCCGATAAACCTTTGTCAAGGGTTGTTATTTTAACATATTTTTTAGCAAAGTAAATAGGGTCTTTTGAACACTTTAAGTATTCGCTAACTTCTTCTTGAGTGAAGTTATGAACAAATCCATCTGCTTTAATGAGTGGATTGCCAAGATATCCGCCATTATTCCTCTGTGACATCTTGTGCTTTCTTTAACATCTGTTGAAGTTCTTTAGTAGAACCAACAAAAATAGCATTGTTTGTCGTTGACTGATTGCTGGCTGAACTC